CCCTTCCTGCATCATTCTGTGCATTTCTTTTCCTACGAGTTGCACTTTCTTTTTCTTTTTTACTCATTCCGGCTGCTTTTGCGGCTGGAACACATTTTGCATAACCCTTTTTTTCTCCCGAAGTTCCACATGGTGGATGCTTACCATCAACTTTTTTGCCGATGTTAACCCATTTTTCTTTAAACCATTTATTTAAATCTTCGTTCATTTATAATACTTTCAACATATAAATATAGGATTATCCCAATAACCATTGTAAATTTTCTTTTTCTCCATTTCCTGTATCCATTTCGTATGGATTTTGTTTTAAGTGAGATGCGGGTGTATATACTCCTTCATATTTTCGTATTTGTGATGACCCCAACATTGCTTTTGTTAAATCTATACCTTCTTGCTTCAATCGTAATGCCGTATTTCTAACCCACAATCCGATTGCCAATGCCATAGTAAGGTCATCATTATAACCTTTCATAGCTTCGGCTCTGCCGGCACTCCAAATAAACGTAAACAGTTCATCAATCAAACGATTGGAACGAATTAAGATATCCTTATCGTTTATGTAGGTATCCAATGCAGAAATTATAAGTGGACGAGTTTTTGTTGTAGTAGAAAATCCAGCTACCATCTGTCTCTCATCTCTGTAATATTTGTTAGACATTTGCTTTTCAACATCTACATATTTAAGGTCATTACTCATATAAAATAAATTAGGATATGCTCTATCAATCACCTGCTGAATACACGCCCATCCTACATTTGAGTTTTCTATTACTAATAAAGCATTATTATATTCGGTTGCTAATGCCGTTAGGAAATTACCAAAATCTTTTGTTTCAATTTTACCTCTGTATTCCCCTACCTGTGAACAATCTTCTATATCAATTATCTGTGCTGTTGAGTAATCCGAACCATCACCTCTGGCAACGTCGGCTACTACCATATATTGCCTATTATAGTTCGGGTGTTCCCATATCCATAGATTACCATCAAACCCTCTTTTTTCAACAGGATCCATAACATATGTATCCTTATACCACATCAGTAGTTGTGGATCAATTACAGTATCGCCCGATCCAACAAAATCACAATCGCATTCTTGAGATGCACCTTTGATTCCCAAAATACGAGTCTGCTCATCTCTCCAAGTCTGATTTCTTTCAGGATGGACGGTCCAATGCAGTTTTATTGTATTGAACCCATTTGCTCCACTTTCTCCCTCAACCCACATTTTATGAAACCAGTTACCTACACCATTTGGAGTTGATAGTACGATAGCAGAACCACCCGTTGAAAGGGTTGATTGTGCCGATAACCAAATCTCATCAATATCTCTAATAAATGCGGCCTCATCCACAACTAATAGGGATAGGGCTTCAGAACGTCCTGCATCAGGTGAAGATGCAATTGCTTTTACTTGTGAACCATTTTTTAATTTAAGGGAAAGTTTATTATCTTCTACCGAACTATTTCCACCATCCCTCAACCAAACAGGAAGTAAATCATGCATAACTCTTACTTTCTCTACAAGATTTTTTGCAACCGTTACTTTGGTTGCAATTACAAGCGCATTGAAGTCTTGGTTGAATATCATTTTCCAGAGGATAAATCCAGCTGAAAGAGTTGATAATCCCAATTGCCTGCTTTTAAGAATAATATTAAAACGATTTTCTTTAAAATCGGTTAAACATTGTTCTTGAAATGGATATAAATGAAATGGAATTTTGCCTCTTGTCGGGTGTTGTATTATACAATACTTTTTCATAAAGTAAATAGGATCTGCTCCACATTTACGATACTCATCCGATATTAGTTCTTTTAAAGTTCTTTTTGGTGCTCCTTGAACTCCCATTATTTTTTTAGTTTTATCTTCCAATATAGACCTGCGTTTATATATGGTGATAAATCGTTTTGTAAATTTAAAACACCAATATTTGCTTTATATATTTTATCGGATTTTGTTTTATAAATAACGCCCGTTCCAACTCCCCTAAACATCTCTGCTCTATCGAAGGTTCCCTCAAATCCAAAATATAATTGTCTTTTTGGAAGTTCTTTCAAATATATTTTTTGTTCAATGATTTTTTCTCTCACTTTTGCAGTAAAGGTTCTAAAATGAATTGTATTTTCTTTTATAGTATCTATTACCGAAACAAAACCAAGACTATCATCCAATTTCAATGTATCTTTATATACATTTTTAGCATAGTATTGTGATAAAATTTTTGCAGTATCTACGTTTTGCGGAACTGATACATATATCGTTGTGTCATGGTATATATCTTTCCCTGGTTTCTTTACTACCTTTGTTTTTTCTAAATAGAATGTATCTATTTCTTTTTTTATAACTTCATACTTTTTACCATCTATTTTTATGGTTTCGGTTGGTTTTTCTTCTTTTTTTCCTACACATCCCTTTAGGTAGTTAAATAAAAGTACAATACAAAGTATTGCTATTATAATATTTTTTACATTTAAAAATTTTTTCATAATTTATTTTTTAATCAGTTCTGGATGATTCAATTCTAATAATTTTTCTTCTAATACTTTTCTTCTTTCCAATAGTAATTCTATAGATTCATAAGAGTTATCTATATCTGATTGTAAATCTTTTTTAACCTGATCAATATCTACTTCCCAAGTCCAGTTTTCTATCCTACCATCTTCTGTTACCATTTGGAAATCCTTTTTTAAAGAATTCAAACTATCTTCGCATTTTTGTTTGAAATCTCTTATAAATCCTAATTTATTCAAAGTTATTTTATAATCTTCATAAAATGGATAAGTTCCATCTGCTTTTAATTTTGCTTCTAGTTTTGCTAAACAAACTATACAATATCCCGTTTTTACTATCAATTTTTTATCGGCTCTACTATATTGTTTGGTCTCACAATTTTCGGAATGACATGTACTTAATTTTTGTAAAAACTGTCTGACATCATCCATTTGACTAACGGATACTTTAAATCCATCTTTTTGTTCCCACTCCTTACCATCACCATCTACCCACCTATCACCAACTTCTCTTTTTGTTGTATCTTCTGATTTTTCATAACCAAAAACTCTCTGCGTATTATCTTCTCTACCAAATACGGTATCTATGATAAGTTTACGGGATTTATGCATCCCTTTTGATTTTTCATCAAAGCTTTTTCTTTTTGCCATACTAATTTATTTATGTAACTAATTGTTTCTTAATATATATCAAAATTATTCGTAAAAAATACCAAGCAGCTGATTCAATGGTGCAAATGTTCCGGTTAATTTGTACGTTTTACCATTATAAAAAAATACAAGTCCCTCAGCTGCAACAATTCTATTGATACCACCTAAAGAGTTTAACCTTGCTAATTCTGTTTTAAATTTTTGTATTTTTGTTGCATCACCAGATGTTTTTATTTGTGATGCAACTTGTTTTAACTTATCTTTCATAGACCTAATAGCCTTATCAGGATGAACGGTCAAAACAGAGCTAACAAAATCTAATACATCCGCACCTACTCCCAAAAATATTTCTTCAAATGGTTTAATGTTATCTTTTTGTTGTTTTACAACATTTACTTTATCGTTATCCATTGCCCAACTTTGTAAATCAGGATTTGATATTGTATTTAATCTAAAAGATTTATCACCAAATGCCCATCTTCTCACCAATGCTTCTTTTGTAATTTTATCAACCTTAACAGGCGCTTTAGTATCTATGAAGTTTTCCCACCAGCTTTGATGATATAGTGCAACCGTATCACCATCTCCTAATCCAAATTGCGATTGTAATCTATTTAATTTTGATAAATATTTTCCTTGCTTTGCAGAAAGATTTTCATTTTTTGGGATTGATGTTATTGGTGGTCCCTGTATTGTATATTTTGATTGGATATCTGCGTTTACTTGTTTAATCATCCCGGCCAATACTCTTGCTGCACTTTGGTCAGCGCCTACGGCATTTCCACTTTCATCATAACAAGTTGTATTATGAAAAACTAATAGAGCCTGCCCATATGGTATGACATTTACGGATTCTGGCCATATTACTTCTATGTTCATAAAACACTTACCTTCATTGAATATCTTATCCCTTTGCTTTTGTGATAAAGATGAAATTGCTGCGGTTAAATCTCTCATTGCAAAGTTATATGCATCTGTTAATCCACCTCTGCCGGAAAATTTAGATGCAACACCTTCAATTCCCATTGCGTTTGCTCCTGCATTTGCCAAATGTCCTTTGTTTCTAGCTGCAATTAATCTACCATTTTTCCAACTAATTGCCAATGCCTGTCCATCGGTTTTTTCTCTAACTACTCCTAAATCACCATTAAGTGCTCCTGTAATTATGTTTTTAAGGTCTCCAAATGTTAAATCCATATCATCAAACGGATGTGACATATGTCCATACGCACCACCCTCCAATAGTAATTCTTCTTTAATAAATTTTGTAGGAGTAAATGCAACTCTTGGTAAATTATCTATTGTATATTTTACAATTCTTTCATCTGCATCTTCATCACCAAATATTGGATCCGCTTTTGGAAAATCAGTTTGAGTATATCCACCATTAACATACCAATCTTCACCTTTATCGGAATTAAGTTTTCTCTTTTTTCCCTTTGCAATAAAAGAACCATCTGGTATATCGGCTGTGTTAGATACCGTTACCGTACTTACTTCAGCTATATTTGATTGGATATTTAAATCCTTTTCCATTTGCGTAATTTCATCGTAATCCATTCCACGTAATGCTTTTACAACTGCGGAAGGGTTTGGTGGCATATTTACTCTTCCAAACAAATATGCGTTTATTCTTTTTCTAAATTTTGAGTCTCTGTATAATTTTATAATATTTTTGAAATGGATGTCTTTAACACCCATTTCTCCAATCGTTCTAAATGTTGTTGCTTGTTTTCCATTTATAGTCGGCATACCATGAGTATCTTTTCCAATATCTTTTACATCAACTTTTTTGTTTTTAAATTTACCCATCAATACGGTATCACCTTTATCAACATCTATATTAATATCTTCTTTGAAAATTTGTTTATTTATTCTACCATATTCTCTCATTAGGATTCCTGCTACTGCATGTGCTTGGTTTTCTATCGGTGAACCATCTGCACCATCCTGCATTGAGTTTCTGACCAATCCCATCTCATCTTGCTTCCTGTGAACCATCTCATGTGCAAGAGTTCTCAATATATCCGCAGTTAATCTACCTTCGGTTGCAACATATATTTCCTTCGTTTCAGGGTCAAATCCTCCAAGTGATGTTTTTATTTCTGCAAACTCTCCACCACCTACTAGATTTACTTTTGGTGCTTCTTTTAATTTTAATCTTTGCGTTGCCCACTCTACAAAATGTCCAATTGATTTTTGTTTTGTTTCTGTTAGGTTTTCTTTTAATAAATCGGCAGCATCTTGTTTTGGTTTATTTTTTTTATAATTTTCAATTGATTTAAGAAGTTGTTCATCGGAAAGTTTATATTTTTCCATTTTTTCTACGGCCTTCTTAATTACATTAATAAGAAATTTATTATTTTCACCGTTATCATCAATATTTTCTAAAATACCCAATGTGGCAGTTGACAAAGCTGCTCCAGTACTTGCTGCGGATACACCACCCATTCCCATTGCTTCCAATGCTGCATGTTTTCCTATATCTTTAGCAAGGTGAGCACCAAACCCAACTGCTCCATGTGTAAAAGCACCCGATACACCACTTGCTGCAGCTGATCCAATTGCACTAGCTGTCGATGCACCGGCCATGGCTGCTTTTACAGCTCCTACTCCCGCAGCACCTACTGCCAGAGAACCTAATAATAATCCGGCATTTATTGCAAAGTTTTTACAATCTTTCTTTTGCTTTTTGCTTTTTTCCCAAGATTGATTAAACAATTCTTTTTCTTCATCGGA